TTAGAAGGTATGCTTTTGATAGTATCTACAATTATATTCACAATTGATAATGCTTTATTTTTGATAAATGATACCATGCTTCCTATTGCGTTTCCTAGTCCTTGAGAAGCCGATTTACCTAAATTGAATAATGTAGATGGTAAATTTATAATAGCGTTCTTAATGGCGTTAAATATACTTGTTCCAGCGTTACCGATAAACCCTAACATTGACCAAATTCCGTTTCCTAAAGCGGTAATTATAGTTTTACCTAAATTTAGCCAATCAAACGCCATAATTACGCTAACTATTGCATGTATAATTTGCGGTATATTTGCTACTAATGTAGGAATAGCCCCTATAATACCTTGTATTAACTGCCATAACAATTCCCCACCTTTTAATAATATAGTTGGGAAATTATTATTAATAATATTAGCAAAAGATGTGATAATTTGCGGTATCTTTTCAATTGCGATAGGTAACGCATTTATCATACCTTGAACAAGATTTGAAAGCATCTCAAAGCCTTTATTAATTATGATAGGTGTGTACTCTGCTATTTTATCTACTATCCCTTGTAATCCATCTAAAAATGAACTATACGCCTTAGGGAAGCCTTTTATAAAGCCTTTTGATAGATTAACTGCCCAATCAAGCCCTTTATCTATAAATTCTCTATCTAACTTAACGCTTCCATCTAATAATCTATTTAAGGTTGGAATTATGCTATCTTTTAGTAAATCATTAAGCCATTGGAATGATTGTCCTAAACGGTTACTTACATTATCACTCAATGTTGATAATTGCCCGTTTAGTGTTTGACTTTGTTTTTCCATTAATCCAAAGTATTGACCACCCTCGCTAGTCATTTGCTTAATCGCTTTTTCTATTTCTTCTACGCTTAATTTACCGTCAGAGATATCGGCGTATAATTTAGCCATTGATTTACCCGTGTTTTTAGCTACTTGTTGAAGTGGATTGAATCCGTTTTCTCATTATGTTACCCTATAGGCTTTTTATCCTATAGTTCTTATAGTTTCTTATAAGTTCAGCATATATTTTCAACCTTATAAAAGGTTGCTACGGGCTCGTGGGAGAATTATTGCTATCTTATCGCTCATCTCCTATGCGTTACAAACGTGTTTGATATACACGCTCTCGGTATTACCATATTGATTTTTTAACATAAAAATCAACTTAGGCTTCACCGATACACCGTAGTTTTTCAATGTGTGTTACCACACAAAGTGCCAGAAATCTAGCATAAGATTCAAATATTCAAGAGTTACTTTACCCGTTGATTTCATACGTGCAAAAGATGTAACGATAGAATTTAATTTTTCAGCACTTCCACCGCTAGCATCACCTAGCATTGTTAAATATCCCGTTGCTTCTTCGGCACTAAAACCATACGCAATCATCATTTCAGTAGCATTTGCTAAATCTAAGAACTCAAATGGAGTTTTTGCTCCTAAATCTACTAATGTTTGTACAGTTTCGTTTGCTTTTTCAGCGCTACCCGTAAAAGTTTCAAATTTAGCCGTATACTGTTCTACTTGCGCATTAAACTGCACCCCTCTAGTTATAGCATCTTTAAATAAATCTACCCCGATGTAAGCGCCGACGGTTTTGGCGATAGTTCCCATTGATATAAGGCTTTGCTTATTGCTATCTATTCCGTTATCAAAATCATCAGTAGCCGTTTTCCCTTTTTTCTTTAGCTTATTGACACCGTCATCAAACCCCTTTGTATCTATTTGAGTTTTAAATTGTAACTCGCCGTCATTTGCCATTTAATCACCTCCTAATAGGTATTAAAATAGTTTTCAAATTCTTCTATTTGCATTTTTTCCTCCTCTGTTAATTCAACACTATCTCTAAATTGCCATGCTTTCTTTTCTTTTGACCAATAATCATGTTCAGTCGCTTTTTTAGACGGTTTTTGATAACCTCTCGCCTTTTTAGCGTGTGTTATAATGCCTACGCTCAAATCGTCCGCTAGAGCCTTGAATTTATGCCAATGCATGTCAACTTCTAACAAATCAATATGATATTGTGTCATAAAAGCACTGTATATATACTCACCGTCTAAATAATAATCAATTAGCTTTTCTCCGCTCCCTCCACTTGATTTTGGGTACTCGTTAGGGTTATATAAGAAGTTTATCAAAGCACTGTCTAGCGCTTCTCTATCGCTTTCTAGCAGTGTTGTATTGTCTTTTATCAAATCACTATAATTTACTTTTTTTGTTTTCCAAAAATTAAGCCATACTCTAAAATCTGTGTTAATAAAAATAGACTTACCATTTACCAAAATGGTACTAGGCAAGTCCTTTTGTGTTAAGTCTATCATTTTAATTTATCGACTAATTTATCAATTTTAGTTTCTTTTAATAATGACTTAATTTGTTCAAGTTGTGGTTTATTAGATATTTTTTCCCATTCTACACCGATTAGGTTGTAAACTGCTGTCATTTCGTTTAAATCAATTTCTTCATAATCAGTTCCAAAAATTTCCTCTAGCTTTTCATCACCGTAGAAATCTTTTAATAATTTGTAAATATTAGAGTAAACCGCATCGGTAGTAGTTGCATTATTAATTAGATCAATAACTTTTTGCACTTTAATAGTTTTTTTAGGTAATTCTAATTGTACCCCATTATAATACATTTCTTATTCCTCCTTATTCTGCTGGTTCAAATGTTGGTGTACCGGATGACATTTTAGCAGTACCTAGTTCGATGTTTCCAAAATTTAAAGTAAAGTTTAATTTTCCGTCAACACCGTTCATATTGTCATACATTACGCTTGCTTCTGTTTGCCACGCTTTATATCCTGTCGATGCATCACCTTTGAACATAAATACTACCATCGCTTTTGTTTT